TTCATGGCCTGCTGTTCAGGTTCGGTGATATAGATCTTACCCACCCCATCCAAATCGAGCTGGATGAACTGGTCACGCGGAAGACCCTGGTTGATTTTCGAATAGCGGTCGCGCTGAGCAGCGAAGATGCGCAATCGAAGGATCTGATCGAGTTTCTCGACTTCGACCAGGTTCATGTTCGTGATAACAGCTTTGCCGTACCGGGCAAACTTACCCAGCAGTTCGTCGGACATCGGCTCCAGAATCGGCGCAGGTGTTTCTACACCCGGTACTGGGTCCCATACGCCAGCGTAGACTTCTTCCGGACCATCGTCTGGGATGTTGACGCCATCACCATCGGTCGCGGTTGGGGCTGGAGCTGGCGCATCAGGGGCGTCTTCAGGAATGAAGTCACCGCGTTCTTTAATCAGTGGTTCTTCAATCGGAATGAATTCATCAGCCTCGGCAAATAATGCAGCCGAAGGAGGGACTTCTACCGCTGAAGGCGCATCAGGGGCGGTTGGGATTTCTTCCGCTACTGGGATGGCGGAAGGTAGCTCGGCCGGTGTGTTGAGTTCAGCGGGCTCTTCAGAACTTGGGTTATCTGGTGATTCGTTCATTAAACAACGGCCTCTTCGACGGCTTCAGGCTCATCCACAGGGGTGAGGATTTCAATGATCTGGCCGGTACTCTTGCCGACGGTACCAATCAGGCGATGACCGAGGGTAACGTACTTATTACCGATGGTCAAAGTTTTGCTGTTATAGTCAGCCATTTCAGAAGGGACTTTTGGACGCGTCTGAACATGCGTATTCAACTCAGCATCCAGACCGACCTTTTCAGAAACAAACGAATCCAGGTCACGGGCGGCGGAACGGTTCAGCGCGATCAGGTCAGGGATCTTGTCCTCGCGGCCTTTTTCCTTGAGCTCCCTCATCCCGTTAGGCAGTTCAGTAAGGATTCGCGAAGCATCGCGAATGGATTCGTCCAACCTTACGCTGCTATCTTTTACAGACTTTTCATTACGAAGACAATTTTGCAAAGGCGACGTGCCCCGTGCCTGAAACGCCCCCGCTTTACTTTTCTTCTTACCCATGGCACTAACCTCTAGTATGAATATTTTCTCAAATGCCCACTATGGGCTAAGCAATCAATAAGATTTATACAAATTTCTCGGAGTCTGTTTACATGAGCGACACACAATCTGAAGTCGAAGACAATGTAACAGAGTCAACCGTGCGTGATATTGTTCGTGACCGCTGCACTCCAGAACTTGAAGATGAATTTGTAGAGCTAGCAATGCTGCTCTCTTCAGTAAACTTTAAAGGACACTTACAGGAACTTGATGTTCTTTATCAGCAGATGGATTCGGAGATGGTTGACCCTTCTGAGATCATCATCGACGTGGATCAAATCCTACGCATCGGCGCTGAAACCGCACTCAACAACTGCGGTGTGGAATTCGATCCAGACGTTCCATTGAGCATGCTCATCGAAGGCTGCGACATACTGCTTAAATTCGATCCTACTGAGTTTCCTCAATTGGTGATCGATGCCATCGATGCGGCTGAAGATTCTGTAGAAACCGTAATGGTACTGCTGGATCTGTTAGGCACGTATTCGGACGATGACTGGCTTCCTTACATCTCTCGTGTCAGCGATGCGTTTGCTAAACGTGTTCGAGGGTTCTGCGTAGAGACACTCGAACAGGACATTACCGACCGTAACACCAGTCTAGCAACAGCACCGCTCCTCAAACGATTAAACCATTTGGTAAAATCTAACGCTGAGAGCTTGGGAGCTGAGATTGGTAAAGCGGATCAGGGTCTTGGTTTGACACTTGAATCCCTCTACGCTCAGAACGTTGTTAAGCTCATGGACTCTCCGGTTGATGTAGCCGTGAACAACCTGTTTTCTCTGTCGGTCATCTCCAACGAGAGTTTTGAAGGGGCGATGGTTGGCGTAGCTCATTGGCTAGATGATCTGTACTACGACGCTGAAATGCGCCGTGAAGCAGAACAGTTACGCATGAAGCTTACATCGCACTATAAGCCTATGTTTGGAGATGATTGATGGATAGGCAAGCATACTTTCTTGGGTCTATGAAAGCTAAGGCCCACTACGATCGCGAATGGATTCTGCGGGCGATGACGGTGGTCATTGGTGAGAACGGCACTGCACCAAAACCCTGGGCGTTACGCCACACAGACAAGGCCGTAGAGGTCTACGTACCCAATGGTAACAATGGGTATAGCTGGGAAGTGCTGGAAGGTGCTGAGCATTACCAGATCCCTTTTGTCTATCATGATGATGCGGGTCCCCTGCGGGCTGGGGACGTTGAGAACCTGAAGGTCGATCTTCCCGATAACAACACTTGGGGCGACTTGCTGTTTAATAGCCGGGTGTTGGTTTACGCATTGGGTGACCGCTATCCGTATACCCAGGGTCAAATCGTCATTCGCAAGATCGCAACGATCGTCGCTGACAAGATGGTCTCTGATGTCATCGAGGCTGAAGAAGACCCCAACCAGATTTACGTTAAGCACTATAAGCGGCTGGGTCGAGCTATCGGTGACTTGTGTGGGTATGAGATCTTCATTCCTTCCATGACTGAGAAGTCTCTTCAACCCCCTCCTGATAACAAGCAGCTGCGAGATAAGTTGCTTGAGGAGAACAAGGATCAGTTGGACGATCCGGTGATTCAGGCTAAGATTCAAGACGCCTTGATTGCCAACTACATGAACATGATCAAGGGCGATCCGTCAGAAGGCTTCTTGCTTAAGGCTAAGTCGTTCAAGACGGCGATCAAGCGGATGTTCCTTATCCATGGTCCCGAAGGTGGGTTTGAAGAGGGCGGTCGAGCTACTCTGATCACCAACAGTCTGCTTGAAGGTCTGGACATCAACTACTATCCGGAGATGGTAAACAGCCTGCGGGCTGGTTCTTTCTTCCGCGGTGCGTTGACTGCTTTGGCGGGGGAAGACGTTGACTTGATGAGTCGCGTATTCCAGAACGCTAAGGTGGTTCCCGAGTTCTGTAACACTGAAGAACAGTTCATTCAGAAAGTGGAACCTCGGCGCATTGGTCGTAACTTCCTGATTGATGACAAGATTGTCCAGATCACCGCCGATAACCTGTCTGATTATGATGGTCGCGTCTATCCAATGTACGCACCTCCTTACTGTAAAGTAGAGGGTGGTGATATTTGCGCCATTTGCGCAGGCGCTAAGCTTGCAGCAAACCCGGATAGTCTGGGATCAATGATCGGCGACATCCCGGCTGTAATGATGGCGCGCATGATGGCTTCTGCTCACGCTAAAGCCCTTCAAACAACTGATCTCGACATCGAGAATTTCTTGAGGTAGTTTTTACATGTCCAGAAAGAACCGTGGTCAATCCAACACCCCTACGCCTGGCGATAGCGCTGACCTGCAAGGTCAGGACGTAGAAGATAACGAAACCTCCCAAACTGACGCACAGGACCTCACAGAGGGTCCGGAGAACAGCAATGAAGATAGCAGCGATGTGGGTAGCGATCAATCTGGGGCTGGAGATGAAGATGTCTCAGGACTGGAGTCCGATCTACTGCTCGATAATGCGCCGCCGGTTCAAACGCTGGGCGATGTAGCGGAAGAGGTATTCGTAGTTCCATCTGACGCCATCAGTGCCGATGGCGTCGTCAGCATCGAGGTAACCAATGCGCCAATCCTTGAAAGCGGTGTCGATGAAGCACCAGCTGTGGATCAACCGGATGAGCAAGGCACGGCAGGTGATGCGACCACCGAGTCTGCACCAGACCCTGTCACCGAAACAGTGGTCACCGAGCCTGAGCCCATTCCTGCGCCGACACCGGTAGAAGAAGCCGTTCAGGATCATGCCACCTTGCCTATTCGTCAACGGCTGGCTGGCTTGCTGGAAGCTGATGCTTTGGCAGCTTTGGATAACAAGGCTCTGATCCTGTTTGAAGAAAAGCGCATGCTGCCAGTAAAGACCAGCCACAATGAATGGCCGGTGGATCTTCGTCGTACCAAAGACATGACCACCTGGACCGACGGTGCGTTGGTTGATTGGCTCAATGGTGAGATCAACACACCGCGTAACGTATTGGCTGAAGCGCTGGCTGATGAACTGTATCGCCGCTATAAGCTCCCAGCCAACTGGGCTCTTGAATCGGCCGCAGTGTTCATCGCTACTGGCGTCAAGCCAGAATATACCTTGAGCGGTGTATTGATCACCGACCGTGCCCGCGATAACACGCCACTGAACCACTGGGCGTTCAAAGACATCAAAGCTGGGTTGTTGGGCGAGATCGAAATTGGTACGCACAGCAAAGACGATCTGGTCAGCGCACTGCGCTCCCGCCTGGGTCTTTCTAACGCCACCTCCCAAGAGAAAATTCTTGAGAGTCTTAACGCCAACACTGATGAGGCAACAATGGACGATTCGATTCTGGACGCAAGACTCAGCTCATTCAAGGCAGCCATGACGCCACAAGGCAAAGTGCTGAGCGCAATTTCCGCTGGCGAAGCTCAAGCCTCGCTTTGGAGCATCATCCTCGATGTATTGAAACGCGATCCACAGACCTTCCAGGAAGGGTGGGTAAAACTGCTGAACTTCGTGAACACCGAATACAACACGCTGTTCACTCCAGAGCGTGCGCGTAAAGGTTGGGCGCAGATCAAACTGCCAAGTACCACACTGGCAACGTTTGAAGACGTGCTGACCTTGCTGATCAACACCCGTAACGGCGCTACCCGCATGCAGGACGCCAAGCAGCACAAGATCGTCCACATGCTGCGCTACGCGACTGAAGAACAGCGTATGAACGTCGTGAACTTCTACACTGTCCACGGCCAGTAACAAAAAAAAGATAGAGGCATACACCTCCGGCTAATGCCGGAGGTGTATGCGGTTTATGTCGGTTTATGTCGGTTTGTCGATCAGCGACTGAACCATCCTCAAAGTATCTTCAGGCCCTGGCGTGATCTTTAATAAGGCGATGTTTCTTTCGCACTGCATCTTTAACATCAGTGCCAGAAATGTATCTGGGTTTAAATCACTGCTTTTGCATAGCGCTAACAACTCACCGTATACATAAAGCAGGTCAGGTCCTTCGAGCATTGATAGTTTTGTATCTTTTATCACGATGCGGTCTCCTACATGCAGCATAAAGGTGGGGTCACCCCCACCAATAGCTTAAACACTAATGGGTGATTGCATGGTTCCGTGTTCTTTGACTCACTGGGTTCTTTCCACATATAACCAATTTGCATATTGTTCATTTTCCGATTGGATTCTAAGAACAATGGTTCTTCTAGTTACTCCAAGTTCACGCGACGCATATTCAGCATTGTTATAAACCACCCCATCTAGAGAAACTTTGCGGCTTTTCTTTATACCGGCTTCTTTAAAACCAGCCCGCATATTTTCTAAAGCCTGACCGGTGTGAGGAACGCCTTTACGACCGGGCAGTCCCGTTAGAGCTTCTGAAATCTTTGCTCTAGTTTCAGCCGAATGCGCAAATCCTCTGCGGATAGATTCTTTAGGCCTTAACGACCAAGCGCGACGCATATTTTCTTTTGATTCTTCTGTATGCGTATACGGAATGGAATAGTCCCGCAGTCCTCTAATTTCGTTTAGGTGTTGGCTATGTTTATTTAATAGCTCTGGAGGCATCGTGCCGTGCTTCCAACCTATCCTCGCGTCATTACCTACATTTGCACATAGAAACATGCCCCAAAGTTTGTCGAGAACCTCCTGTTCAAGATCAAGAGCCTCATCTCGACTATCACACGCTTCAAATTTGAATGTGTAATCATCCAATGACCCACCCCATGTGTCTTGGAGTCTCCTATTTACATGACGGTGCTGCTTAAGCTCAGCAATATGGTTAGAACGCCTTTCGTATAAATTCCCTGTACTTCCAACATAGTAAATCCCAGTTGGTTCATGTGTGATTACATAAACCCCAGGAAGTCTTGGAACTTTTGTTTTCATGAACGCCCCCTTAATGACATAAGCCGGGGATTTCTCCCCGGCTTACATTAAACACTTATTGGAGATTGCATCCTACCATGTTCTTTGACCAAAAGTTTCCAAGCGGTAACTTTATTCAAGTGGTAAGCAACATGTTTTGGAATAGTGCTACATACAGAGTAAATGAAACGAGGGATCTGATCTGGCCAATCCACCAAAGGACGTGTCCGATACAGAGCCTGTTCATTCGCCTGTTGAGAGTCAATGGCGGTGGTCATCCACGTTACCCGTAGGTTAGGGATATCCACCGCAGTACCTGCTGAGAGCACTGTGCTAACGATGATGTCAGCTTTATCCATCACAGTACGCTTGTCCGCCGATACATAGCGGGTAGTGTCCATGTGTGGATAACGTTTCTGAATCTCTTTTACCAGCATCGTACAGAACTTTACGGTGGCGCAAAAGATAAGCATCTTCTGACCTTTCTCCATAACGCTGATGAACTCAGACTCAGCAAACGCGCAGATCATGTCTACGTAATTCGCCAAGATCTTTCTGTTCTTTGACAGCATCATGCTTTCTTCAAATTTTACATGTGAATACGCACCTTTATACCCAGTGTACCTGATTGACTTAGAGTCCTTCAGTTGCCAGAAGACCGCAGAGGCAGAGATATAGACTTTCCTATACCCCGCATCAAAACGGTCACACCTGGGGTACATGATCTCATAGATCCGATTCATGAACTTGTTGCGCGTCTCAAGCGTTGCAGACAGCGTCATGAACTTTTCAATGTGGGTGTAGACAAACAGCTTCATTACCTGATGCGGGAACTGGTGTCCTTCATCGAAGATGTTCAACCCGATCTTCATCACCTCAAAGAACTCATGAGGGGCGATAGGATACATCTGTGACACACCGTTACGCTCATACTCCCTGATGTACTCAGAGAAGGTGTTAATCGAGATAAGCATGCACATTGGCAACTCATCCCCATCGATAGCCATCTGCATGATCGTGTGCAGCGCGATAGAGCCTTGAATCTTGACCAAGCCACCGCGGCCGAACTTGAACGCCATATCGAGGCTTGACACCCACTGATCCAGATACCCACCCTTCATCATGATACTGGTCCGATAACCCAGTCGCTTCATGGTGTGCTGAGCCAACAGTGTTTTACCACCACCCGCTTGGAGGGTGATTACTTTGTTAGACCCAGCGGCAAGGTTGTACTCAATGATCTCTTCCTGATAATCACGAGGTGGGTGTAGCTTGTTCTCAATGAACTCAACCCGAAAGCTGTCATCAATGACTACGGGGTGTCGAGTAATCTGTACATCGTCACGCTTAATCTGGCAGTACGCTACCATCTGCTGAAACTCTCTCAGCAGATTGACGTGAAAACGGTAGTAATCACGGGCCGCGTTTGACGCTGCGAAGGTCTTAGACGGCACCATGCGAGTGATTCCGCCTTCGAACGTTTTCTCTTCGAACAGAATCAACGGCGTGCAGAACTGCTCAAGGGCTTTCTTTTCCTGAGCAGTGTTAAGTTCTGTTACCGAAAAGCCATGGCTGTAGACATCTATTTTCAAAATGAACCCCCGAAGCTTACGGCATAGTTACTCTCAGAGGATTAGGCGTTTATGTTAAAAAATAAAACATACTCACCGCCGAGATTGCTCCCGGCGGTGAGGTATATTGTCTAACTAAATGAGTAGAATTGGGTCCAAGAGGTGGGGGTTCCGATCAGTCAAGAGGAATTGCTCCATCTTGTTCATCACTGCGTTAGCGCCTTGATATGCAAAGAGCACACCGTAACTACCGTTGGAAAGGATCTTACCGTATTTAGCAAAACGCAATGTCTCGCCAAACTTCGGAATGTTAACGCAATCCTTATCCATCCCCGTGGTCATCGACAGCAACACTACTGCAACGTGCGTCATCGAGACCGGCACTTTACTGGCGATCAGTTCATGGGCATCCAGCATGGCTTCTACTGGATCTGCGTATTGAGTCAACTGTTTCAAGCGACCCAAGTGACGGCTGGAACTGTCACGAGTAGACCGAATCATCACCTCAACTTCAGCCGCGAAGTCTCGCATCGAGATGTGTTTGTTCGGGAGTTCAAACACGGGCTTGGTGAAGTCCCACTTCTCCAGGTCGATGTGATAGTTACCATCTTCTCGGATAGGAAACTTGTTGTCGAGGATATACCGCAGGAAGTCATGCGTCAGGAAGGAGTAGTTACCCCCTCGCGATACAGTGACGTGAACCCGCAGTGGCTGCTTCTCACCGTTTGGCAGATCGAACGACACGGTACGGAACTGACTGAACTTGGAAGATGGGACGTCGTCGCGGATGTGTTCCTTCTTCAGCAGTGGAATCTTCGAAGCCCCGAATACGCCTTGGGCTACAGCTGCTTTAAGGATCAGCTTAACACCATTCTTCGCAAGCTCTGGGTTCAACGCAATCTGGTTAGGTGCCTCGGCATGGTCAATGTAAGGCTTTTCCTCCAGGTTGATATTGATCCGCTCTGCTACCGTTGATCTCTCGGAGTGTTTAACTTTCAACACGCGCTGAGAAATGATCGACTGGGTCATGGTCGATGCAACGTGACCGATGTTCACACCGTACGGAAGATTGAATGCCAGCTCGCCGTAACACATCCGACAAACACACGCACTACCTCGCCAACGACAGTTGAATGGCAGACGGAAGCTTAACGTCATGCCTTCGTACTTCTTCCGATCCCGTAGGCGCAGAGCTTTAAGCTGCCCTGTTTCAGGATCTTTAAAGTACAGCCCTTCCATATCGGAATAACGGTTTGGCGTTACTTCAATAGCGGCGAGCACTGGTGAGTTACAGTCGTTCATGATCAGCAGGTCAACTCGCTGTGAACTGAACTGCAGCTTACGGTTGGCGTACTCGGTTTGTTCCAACGGCTCACCTTGGTAGATGATCGCCTTAGACGCCAGCGTGGAGTCCATGAGGGCTTCTGCTGGATCGTTGATACCCGAGTAATAGTTCCCGGTGATCGGCTTCCTGTAGATCACGTCATCGATGTCAGTGTTAAACCCACGGACCAGGATACATTGAAGGAATTGCTCCATCTTAATGATCTTGGCGCGCAGGTCGGATACCACCGCATTACGGGCAAGTTCTGGCGCCGTCATGATGACGTATGCCGCTTGGTCCGTTGCCTTCTCAATAGCTAAGGCGGTTGGGTTTTCCATCAACTTATCGCGGATGGCTGCGACCGCTGGAAAGAAATAGACTTCATCGAACGTGAAAGAGTTAGACCCTCGCACATATTCAGGATAGTCGATAATCGATTCGTTATACAGCCGCTGGTTATTGAGCTGCATGAACCACCACAGCTCTTCCCGGTTGTAACCATCGATGCCATAAATGTCATGGACATCTTCAGCCAGCGCAGAGCCGATTTTGGAAATGTCTCCGTTCGACATCGGTACCGTTCGCACGCAGTGTCGCGCAAAGATTGGCAGACGATCGTACTTCTCGTGAACCAACCACAACTTCCTGGAGATCTCCACCGCGGCTGTGATGGTTTCAATAACCTCCCCATCATCCAACTGCATCCTGAACAGCTCGTCCTTCAGACAAGGCCATTCACGCTGCGGATTGTCAAAGAACTCTCTGACGTGAAACGTACGCATCGTTTATACCTCAGTCGCGAGTGATGTACTTGCCGGAGCAAATGAAGTGGTGGATGGCAAACGCCAACGGTCTGTGACCACCCATCTTGAACACATCTCGATCAACCAGAGAGTCGATGTTGGTCGGGTACTCTGCGGTGATGATGGTTCGGCAAGCTGCCTTATGCACCACTGGGTTGTTGTGCAAGTCCATTATGTGCGCCATGATTTCAGCACCAGATGCCGCACTCATGCTTCGAACAGATGCTTCGTCCAAAGAACGCGTTACGGTCTGCCGGCCAGCGGTGGCGTACTTGTCAGCATTAGTCAGCCGTGAGGTGATACCAAACTGGTTAAGCTTGGCAGAACTTACACCCGAGCCATCAGTCGCTGTCTTTTCCAGGTTGAGGTGGTAGATAGGACCAATGAGGATATCTTCCTTGGTGGTGACCATGTTGCCATTGTAATCTTCGTAAGTCACCGGACTCATTTCTGGACGGTATGGACCTTCCGCAATAGCGCGGATGACTTCGTCCATCTTGTCCTGGCTTTCTGGTACCTTCTGCAGATACAGACCGTAAGCCAACCCTTCCTCACAGTTGCCATCGAGAATCACTTCAATCAAGTGAGTCAGATAGCGACCAGTCGGCATGACATCATCACGCGTACCGCGCGCATACATCCGATCTTTACTCACGATCCTGTAGAAACCAAGAAGGTAGGCATAGTTCTGGAAGTTCAGCTCTGCGTTTGGCTTTGCATAGACGGCGGCTTCAACAGCAGCGCGACTCACCACGCCCATGTCAGGGAAACCGTAGGTGCGACGAATACGTTTGATCACATCTCGGCCAGCGGCACCCACCATCTGCTGATGAGGACGACCAGGGTTCATCCGGTTAACCGTTGGGTTACTGAGTACCGCGATCTCAGCACGGTTACCAAACTTATCTATTGGCATAGATGCATCAGGCATTACAAACGAGCCAACGCCTTTAGCGCCGTTCTCATCCGTGTTCTTTGGCCCTTCACCAGCTTCTGTCTTATAGCGGTAGGTAATATCTATCTTCCACTCATCGAGCAGTTCGCCGCGGTAGTTCATCCGAACATTGAGTTGTTCAGCCTGACTTTTCGGCCAGAGACCTTCGTCGATCAACATGTGACCGGCACGAGGAATAGCCGCGTTAACCAGAGTGGCTAAGCGATCAGACATACTGGTGCTGTCATCCCACCGACCGGTGCGGCACACCGTGTGGCGAATCAGTTCGGTGTTGAAGAGTCTGTCAGCTTCCCAGTACTTGCGGATCTGATGAGACATTTCTTCTGGCATGCGCTGACTTGCTAACTGACTGTTGTGCATCACGCGGATGTCAACGATCTCGGCACCTGGGTGTCCAACGACCCGATCATCCAACCAATAGACCGGCTTGAGCAACTGCTTACGGGTCATGTAGACCGCATCCAGCCGTTCGTCATACGGGCGGGTGGCTACCAACAACCCGTTGGTATGGATGGTTTCGCCGATGTCGGGAATGCATTTGAAGACTGATCCGTTGCCATACGCATTTACCAGGTATTTATGCCGGCCGCATTCCACGCCACGGGATTCGAAGGCGTTGGTCTGGATACGTTTGGTATACGACTCAGAGAAGATGATACTGTCGTTATCGGTTGCTGGGTGGGACAGCATGACGACGTTGGCTTCAAGCCCTGGCATGTAGTCACCATCCGCCGTAACGGCCGGTGAACGAGCTACCTGGGTCCCTGCTGGGATGTGAGCGTCCTTAACGCTGACAAGTTTATTGTAAACCTCATCATCGATGTCAAAGATAAACCCAAAGTGCTGGTGCATGACGTGGAACTTAGCCAGCTCCATTACATCCAGCATCCCGGTGCGATAGTCTTCGAAGATTATCAGATCCAGCGGGTTGGCATTGCGACCATCTTTCAGATGCGTAAACATGTCATCCGTGAAGCGTGGAATCACTGCGCGGATAATAACGTCTTCGGTAAAGGTTTTGTGAATTGTTCCTCGGGCAATTTCTCGTTCGAGCCCCGTTTGCTGACGCTTACGGGTTCGGCCATCTACAATCAACGACTGTGACATGGCGCCGGTATGCATAACCTGACGTACGGGCGATACGTTCTTGAAATGCGAATTCATACCGTTAAATGAAACGTATTCTGGGTGAATTGGATAGATTATATCCGACATGTTCAACTCCATTGGGCGGTATGGTACTACACATCTATGATGTGTGACTGGAACTTTACGAGGTCGAAATGACAGCGCTTGAAAAACTACGGATTGATTCTCCCGATGAGTACACGACTACTGAGGAATATAAAACATTCATCGAGTCGCTCGTCACCTTTTACAGAACGCACTCAACCACAACGGCATTGGTCATAGCCCCGGAAGATGGGTATCTGTACCAATTTGATATGGCGGCGTTCTTGCTGGACAATAACGTGCAGCTTGAGGATCACGAGCTAATCATGCGCGTCAATGGGCTGACCTCTAATACCCAGATCGATGAAAATCTGGGCACTCTACTCATTCCAAACAAAGATCTTGTTGCGCGGATGAAAATGGTGTATCGAACACGCTTATCTACAAATTAAAAAACAGGGTAGAAGAGGTGGGGTTACCCCCACCTCTCTATGCCATTTACCAGCCGCGGCCACCGCCACGACCACCGCGGTCACTACCGCCACCGCCACCACCCAGCTGAATACCACCACGTTCGTGAGACTGACGCTGGAACGGATCACGTCCACGGTCACGATCATCACGACGATCGAAGTCACCGCGGCTTCGGTCACGACCGCTACGCAGGATTTCATCAACGCTCATGGGGGCAGCAGCAGGTCGGCTGCGATCGTTATCACGATCATCTTGCTCGCGAGTGCGAGTAAAGGCATCACCACTGCGATTAACACTACTACCCAGGCTGCTACGGTCTTCACCTTTGCGGCTGAACGGGAGGTCAATCGCCCCAACTTTGTCGGCACCTGCTTCAAATACCGATTTGCTGGACGTTTCTTCTTCTTCATCATCTGGCTCTGGATCAATACCAACGTTACCAGGCAGGGCTGGAACAGCCACGCCGTATTTCTCACAGAACTCACCAAACGTAGCGAGTTCATCTGCCCATTCCAGATGGAAGCGGAAGTCCTTAAGTACAGGACAGGCGGTGCCATGCAGATCGATCAAGCGGTTCAGATGCTCGGCGATCTTGTGGAAGCTGATCAGCAGGCTTTCGAAATAAGGCGCATCGCCTTTCTTTACGTCACCGTCGAACATGCCACCTTCACCCAGGACGTAGTTCAGCAACGATACGATCAGTGCCTTGTCCTTGGTTTTGCGCGGCATTGCCACTTCGAAGAACGTGGTGGTGTCTTCGCTTTCAGCATCGTCCATTACTGGAAACGAGACTTTACAGCTACGCAGAACACCACCACCCTGGCTACCCTGGAGGAAGATGCTGACCAGGCGCTTTTCCGGAATGTCGGAACTGGTGCGCTTGAGGATCTTTTCCAGAGTCTTGGTGGTGGTATCGTCGAAGCCTACCAGGCTCTTCATGAACTTCGAAGCTTTGGTAGTCAGCGCTTTGTGTCGCGAACTGTCGGCGGTCAGCTCAGCGAGCTCTACGGCGATCAGCTTGTACAGGGGTTTGATACGTTCGATGATGTAAGCTTTGAACGCATTGAGTACCGGGGACGGACCCTGGTTGATCTGTTCGGACAGAGGATGGAACGCCGTACGGGCAGTCCAATCGCCGTCGCGGACTAGGTCGCGGGTTGGGAGGCAAAGACGGGTGCCGCTCAGGGAAACAGGGTGAGCCGTATCACCCTGGTTGTAGAACAGCAGACCCTGGCCGTCTTTGTCAAACACCCCGACATCAAGCAGAAGCTTCGAATAGAAATCAATCAGCTTGTCGAGTTTCGTTGACATTCAATGGTACCTCATTTAAGAAATGTGTTACCAGTTCTTTTTGGCCGGAAGATCCAGCGAGCTTGAACTGAGTGCGGTGTCAAGGGGGCGAGAGCTTTGGGTGTCACGTCGATCAATCCCACCAATATTCAACTTGAGGCCGCCGCTACTATTACGCGACGGATCTTCGATTGAGATGCGGGAGTGACCCATGCGTCGAGTGGCGAGATCGTTCGAGATATCGGTGAGATTGGTACTCATCGAGTTCAACGAACCCACGTTAGTGTCCAGAGTTGGCGACATCAACGCAGCGCAATACGCCGGGAAGCTGTGGAACGATTCAGGACCGCCATCGATACGAATCCAGATGTCGACATAACCATCGACGTTCGCGTCAATTTTTGCCTCGAAGTTGAAGATACCGCGGGACACTTCATGAATCAGGACTTCGGACACTTGGTGTTCAAAGTTAGGCCATGTAGCTTTGATATCCAGACCATCGATATACGGCGCTGGTACGCAACCGGTGATACGAGACAACTTGGTGTGACCGTACGAGTTGATCGTCAGCTTATCCAGCTTCGAGTACATGTTCTTGATCATCAATCCCGGCAGGGAGTTGGCGATCGTGAGCGCTGCGATCGTTTCATGATCGTCGCCTTGCCACTGCCTGGTATCACTGTGACGATAGTTACGACGCGTATCTGCCCGAGCAAACGTTTCTTGCTCGTTCTTAACGAACTCTGGATTCATCTCCATCAGTTCGCCATACGTGATGTAGCCAGAGTTCAGGATACGGGTAGACTCCTTGAGCTCTTCCAGGTAACGGTCAGCGGCTGGATCGTTTTCGTCAACGCGACCGTAAGCCAGTTTCAAGTTATCCAGCTTGTTCGAACGTTCATCACCCAGGCCGTAAGGCGACGAAGATGAACCGAGTCCAGCGCCAGTCGATGCGGAGACATAGCCATCGAGAGTTCGGTGCAGGAAGGACGTCGCACTGTTGTTATCCCGGCTGGACAACTTCAGCTGTTGAGTAAACGTACCCACCGTGTTATTGGTATTGGTCTGAGGCTGGCGGCGCTTATCGTTATCGTCGTAGGCGAAGTTATCCTGATTGTAACTCAGGGATGCCCCTTCTCGACGCAGTAGATCCGTTGGGCGCTTGGACAGTGCTCGGTCAGTACCACGCGATGCCAGATCGTCATGTCCGAAGCCGCGAAGCGTATCGCGGTTCAGGATCAGGTCACTGGATTTGATGGATGGTGTCCAGACATTGGTATCACGACGAACTCCGCCGGATAGGTTGATGTGCGTAATCTGGTCGAAGTACAGCTTCATCCGGAGATCGAGCTTGACTTCTTTCATACCGATCAGAGAGAAGCCATCGTAGTCGGTGTGACCCACGATGTATTCGTACTCTTGGTGGTTTGGACGACTGGACGTCTCGACCACCATGGAGAACATGATGCGCTTCTGATCCCAACCACCGTCGATCTGGGAAACGATCTTCTCACGGGCGGTAGTGTTCGGCGAAAGCAGAGCTGATGCTACCTTTGCCAGACGCTCTGGCATGATGTTCATGCCATCTTCAGTCAGTCGTGCAAGATCATCGATGCGACTGTTCTTCTTGTCGAAGTCGAAGGTGCGGATGAACTGGGTAGAGGATGGCGGAGCCTCCACAAAGTTTAGCTTAAGAACGCGCATGGTTATCCCTCAGGGCTTAGCGGATTTAAAAGTTATTGATCTTGATGAGCATCTCACCCAGCTGACTGTTAAGGTCGCCGGTGACTTCAATACGACGGGTCTTGTCAGACCGGTAGTAGCTCTTTGCAAGTTCAACAGGGCATTGTGGTACCCAGTCGTGACGATAGAAGTGTGGTACATGCTTCTCAACGTTGATGACACCGACGTTGGTCGACTGGATTGGATCACCGCGGCGAGGCTCTGGAGCCAAGTACGGATAGATCACATTAAATTGTTCCAAGATATCTGCTGCGATGGGCAATCGCCGCATTGGTTGAATCATTTCTCCTTCTTTAAGCTTAGCGACACGAGCCGTAGTCAGAATCGCCAACTGAGGCAGATTCCATTCCCACAGTACTGCTTGTACAACACCCGCCGCAATCAGACCAGGTATCCGGTCCATCAGCTCGATAGCTGTACCCACAATGACTGTGGAACACACTTGCATGACCAACCATTCCTGACCATAGGTCGGATCGAAGTCATGAAGCGTCAGTGCGTTTTGTACACACATCTCGATGCGTTCATCCGTGAGCGTTGGTGCAATCTTCTTCGCAGCGCGCTGATACTTCTCCATGTACTCTTCGATGATTGCCAAATCCCCTGTGGAGATTTTGGTCTTCATCTTAAAGATACCCCAAACGCTTTCGTTACCTTCAGACGATGAGTCTTCTGGTTTCTTATCGCGGATGTTACTGGCGAACGCTGCCGGCACTCGGTTCTTATCACCGATGACGTAGTTGTAAATGATCTTCATCAGGTGGTCTTTGTCGGACACTGCCGACAGTGGAGCCACACTGACTTTACGGATCAAGGCAAACGAAGCCAAGAATCCAGGAACGCCATCGGCCGAAAGGAACTTCGACACCACGGACAGTTCGTATTTGCTGACATCTAGGTTGGCTGCCAGATAACGTTCGAGGCGATCGAATACAGGTGTCTTCATCATTGCCGAACCATACAGCAACTTGAAGGCATCGTACTCTTTCATCTTACCGTGCTCTGTTTCAGCAATCGGCAAGTACCCACCCCAGATAGGGATCATCAACCGCAGACCCAATGCAAACGCATCCAGGTCGATGTACTCGGAACGCAGATACGTTCGTTCCTTATACAGCGGTGTTACTTTATCAGTGGTGATGTAATCGTCGGCCAGTTCGATGGGCAATCGAATGTTTGGACTATTGACGATGTAGTCACGCAAAGCTGTAAATGACACAATCTCGTAAATGCTTTTAATGATCCCCGACAGATCTTCTCTTAATTGCTTCATGGCCGACAGACCAGAAGCGCCGATGACATGGAAGCTAGTCAGTACGCTATCCAGGCGAGAATACTCACCGTACAACGCGTCTTGAGAAGCGGGTGGTAGCGTGGCAATCAGGGCATTGATCTCTTCGAAGAGCTCAATCTTGGTGCCCATCTCGTTTCCATCATCACGCTTGATAGCCCCAGGTTTAGTTGAGGTGTACCCGGCGGTGTTAAAGACGAGCTCTACTTCATCCCCGTGGCTTGCTTGTACGATCGAAAAGCTCCTGACCGTAAAAGTCGCAATTTTGAACTCCATCAATTAACTCCAGGCGTAGGTCATCGGGTAAGTAATGTATTGCTGTAGAAAAGTAAAGAAAGATGGCACTCGGGGCATTACCATAGACTATAGTGTTCCAGTGAAATCATACCAAGCGGCATAAACACCCTCAATCGCGGAAGCACGATTGAGGGTATTCTTCAGGCTACTTTGAGATCAAGTCCCAGAGGTTTGGTATTACTCAATTCTGAAACACTGAGATTGCCTCAGGGTCAGTGTATCTAACAGCGTTCCACCCTTTCAAGCGCCGGCCGCGTATAGACGGATTTTCTTCGCCTGTACGTCCACTGCAATACTTGAGGAAGCCAGGGAAGTTTAGGTTTTGTTTCTGAGTACCCCATCCAAGGTTTGAAGATCTGTTGTTACTTGCATCTTCGTCGAGATGCATACAGACGTTCTTACCAATTGGAGCAGGTCCGTGAAATGCTTCACATACAAGCCTTGCGATCTTGTAGTTACGTTTTCTGAAGAACAGCGTGAATCTAGTTACATTCCAATCACCGTAGCGTGCAAAACCGCCATACGTTCTTATACCCCCATGAGGCATTTCAATCTCATAAGGAATTACACGAACTCTGCCCCAAGAAGACGCTTCACATGCAGGGAGGGAAGGTACCTGTTTCCAGATTTCTTCTTCCATTTATTCAAAACCTCCCTAAACTCTGGCCTCAAAAAGGAATGTCGTCATCGAAGCTGTCGAAGTCACCTTGTGGAGCAGGCGCCGGAGCCGGAGCTTGAGGACGCTGTTGTTGCTGAGGTTGTGGAGGACGTTGTCCACCGCCACCGCCACCGCCGTAACCGCCACGACCACCGCTCTTCTCCAACGCCTTGGCAGCACGTTCGAGACGCTTGCTCTTGTCGTATTCGGTTTCCTGCCAGGTTGTGGTGTACTTATCGTACGCAAACTTCTTCCAGAAACCAGCCCAGGCAACTGCTGCTACACGCGAGGCCATGGCCTTGTGAGCTTCGCCGGCTTTCAGGATACGGTGGAAGTCAGAACCGCTGAATTCAAATTCCAGCTCTTTCTTACCTTTCGCTGCGACGCTCAGCACCATCGAACCATCTTCACGCTTGGCTACTTGAAAGCGCGATACGTTGATGATGTCAGGGCTACGGATGGATTTCTTCTGAGTGTTATCCCAGATGAAGGGCTGCCCCCAGTTGTCCATTTCGAAAGATACGGCGCCCGGCGACTTGGACACGGTATCGATCAGTTCCATCAGTTCCATCAATGGCATTGCGGCAATAGCGGTTTCGATAGAGATAGGGAACCCTTTCTCAGTCTTGGTGCCGGTACTAACCTTGATCGAGAAGGCGTTGGTTTTCTGAATCCACTTGATAGCAAATTCGGGTTTGAAAGCACCTTCTGCCAGCGGGTGGGCGCCGTACAGTTTCAGGGTGCGCTCGTCCATTACGGTCGGGACCCAGGCTTGGCGTTGGTCGGACATGTTCTCTCTACCTGTAGGTGGGTTTAATCAAAGCATCTGTACATGGCGTAACTACTTACGGTACAAGTCTTTAACAAGTACCTCAAGTGCAGGATCTCGGTGCGCCTCGATACCACGGATAATCCAGTCCTTTGTAGAAGCCGGAGTCCATTGCTGCTTGATAGCGATCGAATACACACGTTGACGAATCTTGATAGGCATGGGTGCGAACAGAACACCATCGCCGAACATTTGTAGCGTCATCCGATCAAACGGGATGTTTTCAAATTCCTTACCGTCTTTAAGCTTTGTGTTCCACAACAGCGGGGGCTTAATAGCACCGGTGTGGGATTCGAGCAATGACAGTGAATTGAAGCGATAGCGTTGAAGCAGGTCTATCGGGAAATGCGTGACAATTAATGCATCGCCCGAATGATCTTTAAAGTTACGGGTATATTCTTCGACTGGCGGCGCTGACTTGAAATCATCCTTGATGTATTTGAGAATATCCTTTTCAATCCCCATGTAAGCAACTTGAAGCGGTGTAGTCGGGACTTTGATCAGAGCCCTTGTAAATTTTGTCTGCAGGTCATCGTAGGTGCAGGTGTAGAACTCTACACGGCAGCGGCCATTGGAATGTTCAACTGCCAAGGTCTCCATCACACGCATCTCGCCAACTAAGGCTTCAGCGAGCGTATAGTTCTCCAGATGGACTTTATCCTCCTTCTCGAAAGACCCCAGCAGATTACGGATCAAGGTACGGACGTTGACCATGATCAGATCCCGTTTTTTAATCTCGGGCTCTGGAGCAGGTGCTTCCGGAAGGATGCCGATGGCTGATTCAAATGCCAGGCTTGTCGCAATGGAGATTGGGAATTGCCCAACCGCCCGATTGGAGATCACTTCTCGTGATTTGTCTTGTACCGCTGACATGGTGCGCTCCTACAGTTAGAGACTATCTAACTTGACCTCGATGGCCTTTAATGTTTCAGCTGACACATCTTTAATTCTAGGCATGATCAGGCCTTTTAAAGTGTCAGGTCGGATAGATGTCATAACGGGCCTTGCAATCAGCTCCGTTGTATCTTTGTTACTCTTAACCAACTCCGCAACTTTAGGTTCGATATTAAAGTGGGGGAATTTGTTCTTAATCCCAGGCAAGCCGCTGTATGCTTCGTCATGGCGGCTTATCAGCAGTCTTAGTCTACTGCCATCGGGAAGATGATTAAGCGACGTCAGATGGCCGATGACTTCGTTTAAAGGCCATCCCTGCATATCAATCGTCGAGAATATATCAGCATTCTTATTGACGATGAAATGTTCTTCCAGAACTCCTTGCGTCGGGGAGTAAAGTGTTTCAAGGTGACCTTTATCTTCCTCTTCGCCATGACGCAAACGTTCTATCGATCCAGGTACTCGGATGATGCCGGATTTGGCATGGGTGTGGTGATGTCCAATGATGACCAGGTGTTCAACGATTTCGTGATACTTGGCCTCATCGTGACTGACTACAGTACGGATAGGTTCCTGGAAGTGGAACATGCCGTGCATCACCGCGACCTTTACCTTATCCAGACCCGCAAGCTTAATGACCTCTACGGCTTCCTTATACGTAGTGTCAGCGACATGATTCATCTCATCCGGGATGAACAATGTATCAGGACCACCTGGATACAACTTGTCTACCGTGATCTTATCGTAGTACCGGACATCTGCCGCGACCTTTGAAATCCTGTCATTGATTGAGGTAAACCACTTTGGCTGACCTTGGTCGTGACTAGGCGTGCCGAGTAAGATGACGATTGAAACATTGTGCCGTTTAGCAAGCACGCACATATCCGTCATCCAGAAGGATACCAGCATAGCTTCTTCACTATCGTGAGCCAGGCGCTTATCAAACAGATCGCCAGAGATCACGATAGCTTTGTAGTTCGGGAAAGTCTTGTCACTAAACAGACTCTCCAAGTACGCAATAATCTTCTTGGTCGGCACTCGACGATGACCTAAGTGGATATCGCTGATCCAAGCAATGTTGACCGCATCAGTAGATGAGGGTGTCTTCTTCATCAGGAATCGCCTTACTTTCAGTGGCTGCCTTAACCGGGGCGCCTCGCGCTTTCATGATTTCATCGGTGTGGCTTCCTAGCAGTTCTACCATTGGTAAGTCATAACGCTGGTAGATGTAGATCATTTTATCGATCGCTGCTGTTTTTATCGCAATGTCTGGCTTTTCAACCACCAGTTCAAACAATGCTTCGTCGATAGCGTTACCCTGACGGATCTCGCCAGCGTCGTACATCAGACCCTGAGCATGCACGACAGCAAACGCCGACCCACGGTTCTTTTCACCAAACTCCGATTTAGGGGGCATGGGTATAAACGGAGGCGGGCAAATGAACAGCTCGACGTTCTTTGAGTCTACGACGATGATTTCATTCTCCATCCCATCAGCGACGTTCATCCACTGACCCACCTCTACAGGGATACCCTGCACCCAAGCCCTGATAATAGGCAGTACCTTTGCTGTGAAGTACTCTTCGGGCACTCGGCGGATCATTGCCTGAGACATGCTCAGGATCAGGTTAGCTGCATCGTCCCAGTCGGTCAGGCCAGCTTTTAAAGCACCGCTCAAATGACTGTAGTCGAGTTCGTCTGGCTTATCGGTCATTACATATTCCTCAACTGAATAAATAGACGGAGTGGGCTTTCGCCCACTCCGTCTATGAGTTTTGTGATCAGTTACGCTTCTTTCTGGAGGTCACCGACCTCAGACTGTACTTCAGCACCGGTGGCAGTGCCGGTAGCTTCGGCCGCGGCGGTGGCTTCGCTGAACTGGGCGATGGCCTTCAGGTGAGGGGCATCTTGAGCAGCAGCCTGCTCTTTTTCCAGATGCGCCATGTATGCGTCGACGTACGACTCACGCGCGGCCTCGATGCGCAGGCTGTCGGTGAGGTAGAACACGTCGCCAGGCACGGCGGTTTGCGACAGGACCAGGCCGGATGCTTTCTGATACAGGCTGTCTTCGGCTTTCAGCTTGGTCCAGATACCATCGAGTTGTTCTTCGATGAGTACGGTCAGGGTGCCGTTCAGGCCGCCTTGTACGGTGCACTTCCAGGCATCGTCGTAAGCTTCACGCACAACCACTGGTTTACGCTGTTCGCGGAGGCGTTCGCCGATCCGACCCAGCAGAGCGTTGTGACTGGCAGCGGTGATAGTCTTGGCCAACAGCGCGGCGTTATCCGGGTTGGACATGGTTTCACTGAACAGCTCGGCAAACAGTTGCTTGAAACCAGCGCGGGTGGTAGGCAGTACGAATGGAATCTCTTGATCGGCGGCTTGGGTAGACATCGGTGTATCCTTTATAATGGTCAGGCGCTATAAATGGTCGTGCCATTAGACCGGTTGATAAGTTGTTTGAGCATGGAGTCTTTACTGAAGACCGAGTAACCGATACTGACTGAGTTACCTTCAATGGTCCCTTGCTCACTTACTATTGCGTTGATCTGTAAGTTAATACCAGGGTCGTCCTCTGCGGTTAAGTTAGTAACCTCCACAAAGGCAGTGGTGAAGAATTTGGACAGGTAGTCCTGTAAGTCAGCCTGCATGGCCATCTTTGCTTCAATGGCATCATGGCCGTGCAGTTGCAAAGTCTTCGACAAGGAAACAATCTTATCTCTGTACAGCGTTGACTGCTTGAACTTGGAATAGAAGTAGCAGCACATGAGGTAGTCAATTTTAAGGTTGATGTCCTCAAGAAACCCTTCCATTCCTAGAGTAGCTACTTTTTGGACCATGGTCATTCTCAAGTGGTGGTAGTAGACATCTAATAGACAAAAAAAAGAAAGGTGGTACCACGGGAACCCGAAGGCTCCCGTGGTTTATTTACCTAGGTTGTCTATTAACAACTTATACAGAGGACCTTCGGTATCGAATTGGTAGACAGTATCTGTAGGTTTTGGAATCCGTACTTTATTTCGTTTGAAGCTTGTCTCAGCAGTTTCTGAAAATTTCGTATGAATCGAAATTTCCAAATCTACCGTAGGTACTCGCTCTGTACCAATACCTTCTTTGGCAGTGATAAAAAGACATTTATCAAATCGAGACATTGTTACCCCCGAGCTTGTTACGAGCGTTTAGATACCCACTCGATACGAAAGGTGCCGATGTGCAGGGTATATCGGCTGATCTCACTACCTTCTTTCTTACGGCAGAAGGTGAGCGTGGTAGGCATTACATCTGGGTCAATGGTTTCGAGGAGCTTTGTCATCAGCAAGTGTTCTGGCGTGACGTTACCGAAGTCTTTTACAATCGACACAATATCAGAATAGCTAGTGACGTGATACTCATTGAACTCCGCCAGCGTCACATCGACGATCGGGAGGGTCGCAATTGCTTTGAGATAGGTAACGGCTGTACCCAGATTCCAGGCATGGACCATGTAGTCGTCTTTGGTTACATCGTCTTCAGTAACGACGCCCCGGCGATTGGTGTTGATCCAGTCGATGTGGATAACACGTTTGCGGTACCCTATTCGGATGGAACCAAACTCGGTGGTAACGATCCACCACGGATACTGTTCGCGTAGATGGTCGTAGTCCGAATGGGAAGGCCAGTAATCATTGCGGATCTTTTCATAACCGCAGTTCTTGAAACCGGCCAGTGTAGCGAGCGCATAAACTTGTTGCTGATCCATGAGGTACTTACCTTTAAAGTTATGCCGTCAGATTGCTAGGCGTTATAATCATCGTCACCCCAGCTGGAAACGGTCTGAATTCAGCGTAATTATCGAAGACTTCTAGCGTGCAAGATTCGTTGTCGGTGGCGAGACTTACCAAACTATCACCCGATCCGCAGTACTCTTCAAGCGCAGGACATACCTCAGCTGGGCCTTTATAAAGAGTGCACAGCTTCACTTTCGGGGATTGAACAACTGCAGAAGTGCAGCCGACCTCACCCATTTGTTCAGTACTCAGCCGGCCATCAATCCGGGCCAGTTCTAGAACATTGGCAACCATTGCCTGAACTTCTTCAACCGGCACGCTACCGTCGTAGGTAAGCTCAACCGGTACCATGATTTTGGACATATGTTGCATGAGGTGTTCCTTATTCAGGGCGAATTTGGTGGGATTTCACTTCGAACGAAATCAGGGGGTTTGACCAGGCGGAGACTTCAAGAGGTTGGCTAGAACGCACAACCATGGAATCACCTTCATGGGCAAGGACGTAATCGGTAGGCGTACCGTCACGTTCAGTCAAATAAATATCGGCTGCTGCAACTACTCGGTCGCCACCTTTAAAGTTAGGCATGAATCTTTCTTCCAGAAAATAAAGGGCATAACGCCAGCCCGAAGGCTGGCATCATGATGGGTCGTTTACAGGGATTTGCCCAGTGGGCTGAATGGATCAAGTCCACCCAAGTCTAACAGTTCATGAGCACGACGTCGGTTCTGACGTACGATCTCACGCTGACTGTAGCGCGCAATCTGGTCACCGTTCTCATCTTCGGTGCCCATGCAGTGCCGCCAGGTGTCATTCCCTTCGTTGTCTTCTACAAAGCTACCTGTGATGATCTCACGGTTGGCTTGGTGCTCCAGGGCTGTAGCGAACGGATCTTCATCTTGATACAGATCACCATAACCATCAGTATGACCTTGCTGGTGTAACCGTCTGATCCGAGAATCCGACATGAGATACCGGCGGTTGATGGCAGATGCATTGCGGATATCGTAGAGGTCATCCAGCTGGCGAATAACGTTATTGTACCAACGATGTTCATTCCGGCTGTTTGTGGCCTCAACACGATCTCGCAATCCGGCTAAGTCAAAGGCTTCAATAGCCTCGGATGACTCTTGGGCATAGGCCAATCTGAAATGACCAGACTCCCGCATTGACAGTTCGGAACGGTCTCTGAAGAAGCTTAAGTCAGACGAAGACATTACGCCATGAGTCCGGGCGTGCATGACATCTTCATCACAATCTACTAAGCGTGCCATTATTCCTCCACGGGTCGTGAGATTGCAACACCCTCCTCAAGACGAGCGTTAATCGTTGTAAGGGTAGGTGCAGGAATCGCTGCGTGGTTGCTCATTTTGAACGGATGTTTAAGGTCCATGATCCCGGTGTGGTCAGCCAACCGGTCATAGGCTAGGGCGCATACGTTATCAAGTACCATCTGGATGGTCATGTAGTCACCATCGAAGTCGGCGTTACTTGATGTTACGGTCAGTGGACTGGTCGATGTCGACAGCTGGGTTGGGTTACGTTTGACCGCAGTGATGTACTTAAGCTGCGTACTACCCCGCATGAGAACAGGGAATCGTGTCCAACCTACCGGAATGCCTTTACCGCCTGGAGTTTCAGCGATCAACTCATCGATGATCATCTCAAGCTTTGGCTGCGTCCGGGTGATGTTGTCATAGACCAACGTCGAAATTTCGTTCGGCGTGTAATCATCCTTGAGCAGCTTGTTGGCGATGTGCAGCTTCAGCATGAGAATACTGACACCCCAAGGGGTTTCAATAGAGTCGTGCTTGTGAGGCCTGTGAAGCGGTGTGATCACTGTTCGAGCATTGAAGTGTGGGTCAGTACCATAAACCAGCTTACGGAACACACCCGACTTGTCAAACAGGTTCTTGCCTTCGTTGTCCATGTAGTACTGGGTCAACTTGGACAAGGATCGGGCTACACGCTTCTCGATGTCTTTCAATGGCAGGTTCTTGCCAAAGGACACATTCGACAACGAGATCAGTGCACTGATAGCAGGCGCCATCCGAGGGTCGGCAAAGGTACGCTCGCCGACGTTCTCGATGATGAAACCAATCTTCGATGGAAACGGAAGATACTTACAGAACACCAAATGCCTGAACTTCGCCAAATACTTCTTGACGACGATAGCCTGCTGAGCCTTGATGTAGAATCGACTAGCGCACAGCGCATCCATGATGTCATCGAAATGGTCATGGAAATATTTCAGACCACGGTTCCGAGGCCCGCCCAGGATGTTGACAATGACAGCTTCTTCATTGCTATCAGCTTTTGGAGACCGATATCCTGGATCGATAATGAAATCGATTGCACTGAAACCTGATTTTGTAAACTCAAGCTTTAGATGCCGGTAGATCATCAGGTTTAGAAAACCAGGGATCTTTTCCGGTGCCTTGATCCAGATGATCGGTTGGATTGGCATTTCAGTCAGTGGTAAGACTGGCTGACCGCATTCCTTACAGATCGTGTTGATCCGACTACCGCGTGTTGTTACGCCGCATGCACACGATGGAACGTTACTGAACATATCGCCATCGTGACGACTGTACACCAGCCGACTGAACAAATCACGTCCAGCTTCTGTAGACAGGTCGATGTCATTTGCCAAGATTGGCCTGACTTCTAGCGTCTTGTACAGGTCATCGAAATCAACGATGGAAGGATAGATACCCTTACGATCCTGATAACGAAACCGTGGTTCATGGACGTCATGGGTGATTATTTCCACTGTAGCTCATCCCCCTAACAACATAAAAAGAAAAAGTGAGCAAACAGGTGGATTGCTCCACCTGCTGCTCTATTGCTTTATGTTGCAGACTACTTAGAAGTAGTTGTCACCCAGTGGGTTGGATGGACGACCACCCAGGCCAGAGGCACCAGCGGTAGTGCGGCGGGTTGCGCCGATATCGTTGGTAGCCAGACCTGCGTAACCGCCCGATGCTGGACGACGGCGCGCCTGAGTGCCTTCCAGGGAGGTAGGTACACAGGTCATGTTCGCTTGCTGCAGCGAGATGTTCAGCGCCTGCAGGTAGATCGGCGCGTAGCCGATTTGCTCGGCAGTGGTGACCGCGTGGATCGAGCCGTACATTTTGTTCAGCTGGCTGTAGCGTTCAGCCAGGTTGAACGCTACAGGGCGACGATCGTCCTGGATGGTGAACTGGAAGTCCTCCATCGCATCCATGCCTTTCGCGCCGAGGCGGGTCAGTACGGCAGGTACGTTCAGTTCGCTCAGTGCGCGTTCACGGCCATCGGCGTCGATCCAGGTGCCGACCAGAGTCGGGTTACCGGTCAACACTACCGGAGAGGTAGTGTCGTCGCCACCCAGATCGCGCAGCACTTTACGGAAGCGGCTACCGGTCAGGATATCGGCGCTGTCGTAAAGAGTGGAGATCAGAGCACGGCGTTCAACTTCGTTCTTCGCAGTAGCGATCTTCTCGAAGATGCCGATGGACCAGGCCTTTTCGCAGGAGCTTGGAGCCGAGATGGCGAACGCGATTTGCGGCTGCACTACCAGATCGAGGTACTTGGACAGATCGCCGTCCTGGATGTTCGGAGTCACCACCTGCATCAGGTGGGTACGCTGTTCATCGGTGACGTCGGCGAAGTGCACCAGGTCCTTGATGTTGTACGCAGGTTTCAGGCCGGATGGCATGGCAACGCGCGGACGCAGGATTTCAGCCCAGCGGTAGTCGTTCGACAGGATGGCGGTGGAGGCGATTGCCAACTGAGCCAGTTCCAGGGAGAACGGTACGCCTTGCGGCGAGGTGATGTTGTTGATGGTCAGTACCGCTTGGAACGGCGCTGGATCATCGACGGTGCGGTTACGGCTACGACCGAAGCCCAGCGAGTTTTGCTTGGTAGCCTGATCCAGAAACAGGTTCAGACCCATGCGTACTTCGGCCAGCGGGGTACGGTTGTAGTTGCCTTCTTCGTCGGCGTCGGCGGCCGAGTACCAGATGGTCATTGCCACGTCGGACTGGATTGGCAGACCCGAAGTATCCAGTGGTTGAGCACCGGAGAAATCGAAGCTGGCTTCCAGACGGTCACGGCGGCCGACGGCGTCAGGGTTGATACGCTTTTCGCCCGAACGTTTGCCGGTCAGAGCATCGGCCATGTTCTGGCGGTAGCCGCAGATAGCGTCGAATGCGTTGTCGAAGATGCGCTCGATGATGCCCACGCCTTCTTTCTCGTTCAGTGACGCAACGGTGGCTTGGGTGATCACTTGGCGGCCGGCGACGACGACGGTGCTGCCTGGCAGTGCTGCGAGAACTTCTTCGCGGATAGCTTTGATGTACTTCTCGGTCAGGCGGTCTTCCGGCAGGTACAGTGCTTCGTAAGTACCTTGGGCGTCAGCCAGACTGCGGGTAGCCATCGGGCCAGCCGGTTCGATCAGTGCAACGTAGGCAATGGCGTACTGCTTGCCGGCGATGTTGGTCGGCAGAGCGATCAACAGGGCGGACATTTGGCTACCGATGCGCTGGCCGACCAGTGGGATTGCTTTGAAGCGGCTGCTGCTGATTTCGTCCGGAACGCGACCATTGGCGCGGCCTTTGGCTTCGTCGAAGGTCTCGATCATCAGCGCCAGAGCGCCGTCGGTCAGACCGCCGAGGGAAGGACGGTTTTGGACATTGCCCAGATCGGCCAGGGTCCAGGCGGAAGGTGCGGCGCGTTCTTGCTGTTGGCGCGGTGCTTCACGTTCTTGAGAACCTTGACCGCCGGTGTTCTTGTTGGAAGATTGGTCGTTTGCGTCGTTAAACAGGTTGTCATCGTTGCTCATGCTTACTCCTAGGATTGCATTGTGCGATTGTGGCGATATGCCTTTGACGGTTCCCTATCGCTTCGGGAATTCCCAATGCAATTTGAATACGGCCGTATCCATTTGGGCTTTAGTTCCCCAGCTCATCATCCGGGTACCCAGCAACTTGCGTCACTGGCTGCTCAATTGATACCGTTGCCATGTGAATAAATACAAAGCGGTGCACGTTATCAATCTTGTAATGTATCATCTTCGATTCTTTGAATCGTATTTCAAGACCCTACGACTATTATGAACTTAGACAGCAGGGGCTCAAGACCCAACCAGCACAAAGCAGGTTGGTTTGTCTACATATAGTAGATACCTCTAGTAACTTTTTACAATGGCCGGGATCTTACCCATGTACAACATCCTTAATCCAAAGAATACGTTTGATGCTTCGGCCTTTCAGTTTGCCAAGATGACCTACCTGCACCAGCGGGTGGATGAAAACTATCAGAAGCTTGTAACTGAACGCGCCATGCTTCCTGGCCGTGTAGACAGCTCACATCTGCTATTCAAAATCCTCAGTGCCTTGGCAATTCCATTTGATGGTGACATGCCAAAGTACATGCAGCGCTGCGAAGCGGCTGAGTTGCGAGTTGTCCCTACTTTAAAGATGACTGCCAGTTACAGCAAGGGTCGTCTCTTTACAGAAGGTGTCTTCTATAGCGACTGCCCAGAGATCATTATCAGTGCCCGTAACCCACGGTTCAAGATGATGGACCTGTGGACTGACTGGCGGTCTGTGGAACCGGTGTGGGTTGTTAACCACCCTATCTCTGACATGACGGTCATTGAACTGGGTGTGATGAACTCTGTTTCTATTCCTCGGCCTGATCTTGCAGTGATCGCTATTGATATCCCACTACTGGCGGCTAAGTGGCGGATGTTCAAGTCTACGTTCCCCGATAAGAACGTTGAAGCCTATGTCTCAGGGTTTGTGTTGCCGCAGATGATGAAGAGCCATTTGAACGTTGCGCTCTTTAATAAGCTGATGGTCTATCTGGGTATTCGTGAAGCCTGTGTCGTCAAGAGCAACCTTCCCTTTGCTCAGAACTCCGCAAACCTTCCAGCAGATCAAGTGATTGATGAGGTGGCTAATAAACTGTCTGGTAAGACGATGACGGGCAACCAGATCCTTTCCAGCGTTCCTGCAGTTTATGGCGAGAACTACTTGAACGCTGTGGGTCTTCCTCCAATGCCGCCATCAGAACAGGTTCTGTGGGCACTGATCTCGTTGAAGGTAGACCCAGCCTCTGTCGTACTGGCCGTGGGTAAGGCTGCAGGCTATGATCGGATGTTGCACGAGATCATGGTTATCAAGCGTGGTCTGATCATCAACCGCGAGGACAAGATCTTCTCTAACGGTTTGACGACAGCAGCGGCGATCTTTCTGGAAGGTCGTTTAACAAAAATGGTTACTGACCAGATACCAGCATAAATACAGGCAGGGCATTGCGCCCTGCCTGTATGCTGCTTATTTTTTAGCTTTGTCCTGATCGGTCCAACCCGCACCACCCTCACTACGGGTTATCCTGAAATGCCCAAGACCCATGGCTTTCGGCAAAGGACCTTCTGCAAACACGGTTGGATAACCTTCCGGCACTGGTGGCGTGCCTTTGGTAATGGTCTTTAAAACAACCTTTGGGTTTAAGAGCCAGTTAATCAGACCAGTTGGACGAAACCAAGAATCTTTAAAATCGTCCAGTGCTTTTAACGTATCCTTGAAATCAAAACAATCCATTGTTGGAGCATCGTCCGAAATACTCTCTCGGTAGAAGTTACCAATCCCTGGTGTTGATAACGTCATTAGGTGTGGAAACTGGCCGTGTCGCGGCAGTGGTAAATCACGGATGAGGTCTGTCACTACCATTACTGGCTTGTGACCAGCAGGGTGTTTGTCATCAACTGTGACTTCAACAACATCAACCCGCTTTACTGTAATCCCTGCCCGAGCTTCAATGAAGTCAGCGGCTTTGCGCAAAGCACCGTGTGCGGTGTCTGAAACCACACACAACTCTATCAACACAGGTTTAACATCTTCAGGATGCTCACCCACCATGTTTTCAAACAACATCGTTGCTTTAAATTCACTCATGTCTTTAAACCTCCTGTTCCAAAGGCCATCCGTGGGGGAACGACTTAGGAATGTTAGGGATATCGTCCCAGAAGAGCTGTTTATTATTTTGCATGTAGTGTTTCATGCGCAACATGATGCCGTCCACTAAGGTCCTGTCAACGCCGGATTCCTGCAAAGACGATTCAATTGCTTTAACCGTCTGGAAATCGTACCACTTGTTCTTTCGAGCTTCTTGAACAAAGCTTATCCAATCGATTACAAAGCGGTACTTTACCATTACCAGATAGATGGCAACTGTCCACGAGACCCCGTGTGTTGTCTTCAGATGGAAGAACTTATCACCTGGGTATGCAACATATTGGGTCTTTGCCAGTGGGTTATAAATCGGTTCATCCGGCTTTACTTCACCTTGCATCGCTTTTGGAATCTGGATACTTACGTATTCATCTTTCATGCAGTCATCCTCAAAAAGTCATGGACTAGGCGGTGATGGTTACGGTCAACGATAGCAAGGCCAGTAGACTCCAAGAGGCGATAGAAGCCGCTATTGATCTGGTAGGCCAACTTGCGCACGTTAGCAGCTTCCTGGATCTCCACAGGCAGGCCACTGTTACGCACGATCTGAGTGGGCAGATACATGGTAGGTAGCTTATCACGACCTGTTCTATTAAACCACTCAATCATCCGATCGGCCAAATCACGGTCTTCGATACTTTCCAGCCATTCCTTGGTCAAGGTCTTGTTGGTCAGCTCAGTTGTCACCTTCACCACTGGGAATGGTGGCTGTACCGACTCACCGTATTTAGGGGCAAATACTTCTTGCCACAGTTGAAAGTGAACGATCTTATCACTGTTGGGTTTGATCTGGGCGGACTTGAGGTACTTATACTCACCACGCTTAATAGACCGAATGGTTTCGATCTCACGTTCGGCAATAGCGGTCAACATGGCTTTAGCGTTCAGCTTACGACCTTCGTTAACGGCATTGAGGATTTCTTCCATCAAGTCGCTCATTGCGTCCAGGGTTTCTTTTGGCATGGTAGACCCACGCAATTCCACCCCTTTGATCTCAAGTGCCATCTTCTCGTAAACGTTACCCTCACGCATTGAAATCAGCGAGAAGTAATGCTTAGCCAAGTTAGTCAGAGCGAATACAGGGAACGCGTACTCGTTCTTCATTGCCAGGCGGAAGAGGTTCTTGGCTTCAACACCCACGTTAGCCGACAACATAGCCAACGAGTGAGCGATACACTGACACGCCATGTAGGTGGTCAGGTACCAGATACGGTCTTGAGTACGACCACGCACCAGATCGCCCGAATACCACTTCACCCAAGACTCACAGGTAAAGATGGAGGAGTCAGTATCGGCTGCCAAGCAAGCACGGCGCTGAATGCCCTTCAGAGACGCTACAGTAGGCGGCAAGTGACGTGGCACAAAGAAGGTGGCAATGAGTGGGCGGAACCGACTCATCACATCCTTAAAGCGCCGCGCTGTTTTACCAATCACTTGCCAACCGGCAGGATTGTCGACCTTAACCCGTTTGTGGTCAGAGCCGATCATGATGTCAGCACACAAGGCGTTGATGTAAGCCACGTCAGTTGAGTTCATGGTCTTGAGCTCAGCGTCCGTATCTACTTCAGGCATTGTGGAGATGTCGTCAATGATCATCTCACCCATGAACTCACGAATGATGTCAGGGTTGTATTTGGCCAAGTGGAACATGTCACCCGAATAGGTAACGATTGCACGTTCCAGATCGGTCATGCCGGTAATACAGTCACGAATGATGGCTGACTCTTCTGGAGACTCCCAGTACAGGCTAGTCGAACGCTCAACCATTGCCAGCACGTCATCCACAGACGGATAAACCAACTCGTACAGTTCCATGGCTTCTTTAAAGCGATCTTTGTCTTCCATCGTCAAGATCGCCACCAGATTTGCTTTTGCTATCTCTGGGGTATGGTAGTGTTTACTCCCCGTCAGGAACCTCTCTACGGTACCGTTACCATAACCCGCCGCAGCTCGGCAGAGCGCTGTGAGGCTGTAGTGACCAGTGGCTTGAAAAAGAGGGTTACCTTCTGAACCATGTTGTCCAGAGACGGCGTTGATTCGAATCTTCCGGGCGTTTTGGTCATAGTCGGCAAGAGCGGACTTAAGCAACTGACCTGCTTGTTTAAGCACAAACATGTTAGTCTTAGACTTCTTACGCGCAGCGATGTTATCTTCTTGCCATTCAGCAATAGGGGAGAGTTCATCTTCTGCTTGCTTGTACGCGACCAGTGCGGGCGACAAGATCCAGTTGTTGTCGATGATCTCTTCAATGTAGGACAAGAACGTAGTCTCATCCTCGATGCGCCAACCCGGACCTTTACGCAACAGACGTTCCAGAGTTGGGTCCTTAATTCTCCATTGCGGGTCTTTAAGTTTCTGCAATATCCACTCGGTTGCTTCTTTATGACTGATCTTCAGACGTAGGCTGACGTACTTGGAAATTTGATCGATTACAGCGGGCTTGATATCGATGTCACGTTTATATTCTGCGTGATCACGGATGAACGGATTCTGACTGGTTGACATTTGGATATGTCCATGGGGCTAAGGCGTATGTAAGATAGGTACCTCAAGTAAAAAAAGAAATGGCGGCATAATGCCAACCCCCTAAGGAGCTGGCTTATGTCGGAATTAAATAGCTTTGAGTGTAAAGTTTTCGATACCCGATGCCACTGCCATCGAGCGCAGTGTATCGAGCTGTGCTGGCGTTGGAGCAATGATTGTCATCGTGTAGTTCGGCTGACCGTTGTTGACGATCGAATCTTCGCGTACCCAAGGTACCCCCAGATAGACCCGCTGCTTTTCAGACCCGACGAATATAGCGTAGCTATAGTCAGTGTAGGCTTCAGGCTTAGGGTCTGGCAGGTAAGGCTTGTTTTGTAAATGCAGACCAACTGCGTCCTGACCCAGTGTCATCATGGTCACGGCATCAATCATGCCAATGAACTTCATGTGATTGTATTTGACACCGGCGTATGTTTCAAAGCTTAGCGTAGCCTGCAGGGTTGTTGAATCGAGCTTCATGTTCTGGCGTCCCGAGATTAAAGAATACAGAGTTACCTGTATTATTCACCTCTAAATAATCGGCCACGTAAAAATCATCATCACTAACCCGAATTACAAATGGCCTGTACATCATTAGCAATGCTTGAAGTGTTTCATCTGAGACGAAGTCACAAATGTCTTCCACCGCATCTTGCATGTCACTTGGCGTCAGAACACTGCCCAATGCCCGCAACAGTTCCTGACGATAAAGCCGGCGGTCGTGCATCAGTTGCAATTCGAACCGAGCGTCACTGATCGGATCATCGAAGTATTCATAGGTGAGCCTTTCAGCTACCAGCTCTTCAATCTTGGCCGCCAAGCCTGGGCAATAACCCACCGTTCGCTGATAATCCATTCCCCACTCCCCGACCATTTACTTTTACCAAGACCAGGCATTCAATCGTTCCACGGCCGGTGTCTTCAGTGTACTTAACACTCATGTCAATAATGCACTGGTGCGTCAGACCCTGTGATTTGATTTGAGTCATCATGCCAGGATACAGCTGTCCTACAGCATTGCTCGCTAAGATCAGCGCATCCTTTGGAGTGCCTGCGTACATGTTCTTCCAGAACACATCAGCGATTGCCTCAATATCAGAAGAACCATTTAGGAAGAAAGTGACGATTGATTCAACCTTATACCCCAGGTCCTCTACAGACGAATCGGAGTTATCTACAAACTTCCCAACTTCGCCTGTGAAATCAAACAGATACGTTTCAGTGCAGCGTGTAGACTCTGAATCGGGTCTGGGCTTTAAAGACTGTGAGTTCAGTCGGTTCATGTTTCTCGACCTCAAGTGTGGTAAGCACACCCAATGAATAACCCGCGTTAGAAAGAACGTCTTCCAACACACTATACAGAATACGAATAGGGGCTGGATTACTAAACTCTTTTAATAGCATCTCATGCGGGGGCCAGACGGGCACAAGTAATGAAATAGGAATACGTTCAGTGATGTCAGTGGCCACATCTTTCAAAAGCCATAGAAACGTTTTAATATCCGCTTCACTGAATGCGTTTAGGCGTGAATCATTGACTAGAAACGCTGTATCTTTCTCTACCTTTACGAGCGCTTTCATAACCACTCCAGAATCACTTCACCAAAATCGCTATCAACGCTACAAGTGATATCATTTAAGATCTGATCTTGTTTGATCAATTCCGTCATGATACCGCTATAGCCGAATATATCCATAACGATACCGGTGTATTTTTCAATGTCCTCGCCACTTGCGCGATACGCCCGGCGTAAGAACCGTTCCTGTACATCATTTAAGAACTGGTGCTGGTCGTTGATCTCGGTCGCCCAAAACGTAATGAGCTTTTGTAACATAGGAAGGTTAATGGAACCTCCCTTAGGTGTGTCAAAGATAAATCGGTTTGACTGCATGGGTACCTCTTTAATATATCCCGAAGCCAATCGTGTTAAAGAAAGTATCTACCTTTACATCGTAGGTGATGATTTCATCAATCTCTAACAACTGACGTTGCACATCCATGGAGCTAGAGTTTAAGTCCCGGTATCCTGACCGATGCGGGTTAGCCAGCCGGTAGAAGGCTTCAATGATTTCACCGTCCCTGAATAAGGGGCGGTCTTGTTTGAGATCATCGAGCATCAGATTCAGTCTATCAAAGTCGGCAATCAACCAATAGTGCAGTAACGCATCAACCAGATCGGACATAGCGACCGATCGGTCTTCACCACAATACTCATCTAAGTGCATAAGACGATCAGCGACCTCTTGCAGGTCGCTGATCGCCTCCTTGTCTAAGTTGATAATGAAAAAGGGCATCAGCGAATCCTCAAGAAATCTCCACCTGAGGAGATCTCGACATGAAATATCTCATCAAGACCCACCCTAAGATCATTGGGGAGTAACTTCTCCAGGGCTTTGTACGTTTCATCATGATGCTGGTACGTCGACTTAAAGACATTGTTCAGCACCATCATTTCACCTAAGAGGTTGGCAGCTTCCTTAGGTTGTGACAAACCTGCCTGTGTAACTAAGCGATCCATAGCGTCCAAGGCCGCAGAGTTATTATCGTCATGCAGGATATTAGCCACAACGATACTCACAGCACTGGACACAAAGTGATTACGGTCACCTTCCGGGATGTAATCACCGAGCCGGTCGATAGACTCGGCTATGTCGCTTCTGATTTCAATAATGACTGACTGTGGCATTACGTCAGCTCCTGGACGTTGATAACTGCAAATCTGTGGTCGAGTAGCTCGGTCGACAATAGGCGGCCATAGAAACTGGGGATGGGGCTGTCCTGATGCTTCATCACATCTCGTAACAATGTCCTTAGACCATGATACTGGTCAATCAGATTATCGCCTTGATAGTAATACCCACACTGATTAAACCAACCCCGTAGATCGTAGATAATATCCTCATCCCAAATAGCTGCTTTGACCATCGCATTAAACAGCACCGTATTGTCGACCCCCAGATCTGGGAAGCCGAACCCTATTGGGAGCTGAGCGTCGGCCAGATCAATTAAGAAGGTCCTTACAGTCATGAATGATCCTCAGTTGGATACACCGTGATCTTAGCGAAATCGTCTGTGACCACAACGCTGACCCAACGAAATGGTCGAATGGCAACCAGATCAGCAAAGATGCTGTTCATCGCCTCGGCGTGATCCATCCACCAGGTGTCCATGTAAAACCCTAACGGAACGTCATCAGCAGGATTGGTTGAGAACTTCTCACCTAACCTGGTCCACTCCGTAGCATCATCAAACAACAGGTACGTGAGTGACGATCTGATTAAAGCATCTTGCGCAATTAAGACTTGGTCAGAAAGCTCGTCTACCATCAATTCCTTGATGTCGTAAATGAAAGTCCGCGTCAATGGACCGCCATTCTTCGAGGAGTCGTTCAACGTCTCTGGAGACTGGTTGCCCATCGGCTTTGAGAGAGTCGATGTATTTGTCAAATCTTTCGTGGCCATATCGATTATCCAATGTAAATATTTGAACAACCATGAATTCTGTTTCTTCTGAAAACCTCACCTGGCCAATGATGTTATCGGCGCCCGCTAGTTCATTTAAAGACTGTCTGAATTCGTGATCATAGCGGACTACAGCAGACAGCAGGGCGGTATATTCACACGTCGACTTGGAATAACGATTACAGATGGTGAACAAAGAATCTGTGCACTGGTTGGTGATGTGATGAACGAGGGACTTGACCAACCTGTAAGCATTTTGTCTAGGCTTAAAGCAGTCATCGTATCGGTCTTCCAGCAGAGCTGTCAGTTCATTGACCTGGGATTCTACATCCAGCGTAACGTACTGGTCACCACCTTCTAACCTCGTCACGTAATCCATATTCCTTAGCATGATGTTCCATCCAATCTTTTACACGAAAATCTTCATCTAACTCAATGCGAGCAAATGATCCCATTATCCTCATGGACACAATGCGCCACGTCGGTAAGTCTATAATGTTTTCAAGAAGTCCCGTAATGTGGTCAACGATGTCTTGGATGAAAAGCCACCCGCCTGGATAGTCGGGGATATCCATCATTGCCAGATAATGCTCTTCTGGTGGCTGTAGATGAACCTTTGTCCACTTCATGTTCATCGTCAAGGTGTTGTCAAGAATTGACCCAACGCACTTTTCGACCTTATCCTCATCTACATACCGACCAGGCATGTTGCGGCTGATGGTCTTGACGGTCCAGCGGACTATCTCACTGAAATCAATCAGCTGGGTGTCGCCGGTAGCGGTTAACTTCATTTGGATCTCCGATCACCAAGAATCCATCATCCGACAGATGAACTGAGAAGGTTGGGCTATTAGCTCCGTTGAGGGGCATTTTAAGTTCGCCTGGTGCTGGCAATGTCCCAATCAAATCGTAACCAAGGCTATCCATGGACTTGGCAAACGACAGCTGCTCAAAAGCACCGCCTTCGGATTTACCGAAGTCATGGAGCAATCGAGCGCTGATGCACTGCACGTTCCATCGGCGACCATACGTCCTCGCTACCCAGCTTTCCATGACAGGTGCATTGAAGCCAACACCTTCACGTTTGCTCAGCCTTTCAAGCACTGGGTTTACATCGATCAATACGGCTTTCATAGCGGTACTCGCTCTCTGATGACCACATTATCTGTTGATTCTGTGGAAAGATACAATTAAAGGCGCTACAGACGACCTATTAGCGCTATACGGACCACGACCCTTACCCATGTACCAAAAAGAAAGCCAACGACCTTAGAGAGCATTTAAGCTCTCCGGTCATTAGGTTCAATTGTCATAGTCCCATGGAACCGCAGGACC